TGATCTTCAGTTGATGATGTACTTTCTTCAAGTGTAAAACCTCCATTAACAACTGAAACAAAACCAGCGGCATTTGCACCTTGTGTTCCTGTATTAGTAAAGTTTAAAACATCTCCTACTGTATAACCTGATCCATTATCATCTATAATAATTTCTGATATACCACCTGTACCTACATCATTAATAGTTAAACTAGCACCAACACCACCACCATTAATTGTAATTAAATCGGCAGTCGTATATAAGTTACCGTCATTAGTAACAGTTTTTGTACCTGGTATACCTGTAATATTTGCTTTTATAAAATAATCATCAGCGTCTGTTTCTGTTCCTGTAATTTGTTCACCGATAACAAACGTACCATCATAGGTATCATTGTTAATTATAAATTCTGATATTTCTTTTGCACCTAAAATAAACTTTCTAACTGATTCAACAACAGCAGTAGCACCTGAAGTTTGTCCTGTAATAGTACGACCAACTAAATTAGTTGTGTTACCTATTGTAGCAACTGCTCTTAAAACTTTTTGTGTATCCCATTGTCCATCAGACGCCTTTAAAATTTGTTCTCTTGGATAAAATGTTTCAGATACTTCGTTAAATAAAATTCTAAAAAATAATGCGTGACCTTCATTAGTACCTTTTAATCGGTACATAGATTTAATATTTTTAATTAAATTTCTTTTATCTAATCCTGATGCTAATTCTTCAGGTATTGTTTTTAAAAATTCATTTCTAAACTTTGTTAAGAAATCAGAAATAACTTTATCTGGATCTCTAAAGTTTAAAAGTTGTTGAATGTTTTGTACAGGATTAGGTCGGTAGTTATTAATAACTGCTTGAGCACCAGATGAATCACCCGTAATGATTTCACCTTTAATAAATTTATCTTGTGCTGATATAAAAATTCTATTGTTTGCTAAATCTTCAGCAACAACAGTTGCGGTTGCGTTTGATGTACTACCTGTTACAGTTTCACCTACTGTAAATTTACCAAAAGAAGAATCTTCTAAAATTAATTTTTCACCAGAGTCTAACTGTGTTCTTTCTGAACTAATTTTACTACCATCTAATAATAAATTATCTGTACGACCTGTTTCGTTTTCTAAAGTTATACCGTCTGTAGATTCAATTGAGGTAACCTGCAACTCGGCAGATTCCATAAATGTAAAGTAAAGTTTTAGAAATTTGGCAAATTGTGGGTGATCATCAATTACAAAATCTGGTAATTGACTATTAATGAGCGTTGAGATTTTGTCATTAAATTTTGCCATTGAACACTAATAACTTGTTGTAGTGGTGTAACCAACTCCTGCCTCAGCAGAACCTCCTACAAAAGTATCTTCTTCTACCGTTATGTTTGAATTTGCAACATCTATTTCTATAATTTGATTTCTTACAGGTACAACATCATTAGAATTTGGTGTAACTGTTAATTCAATTACAGATGATGACGCACCTCTAATATTTGAAATTGATGAAACATTTAAAGAATTAATTGTAATTTGTCCTGTACTATAATCAATTGTACCTTGTGTGTTATTAGCATATGTTCTAATACCTGATGATAGATAATATCTTCTAACGTTACCTAATCCATCATCATCTAAAAACATTTCATTTGAATTACCTGCAACTGTAAATCCTGTAGATGATAAAATTGGTTCGTGTCCTGTGTGAGGATTGTATATCGCATTTCTAAAGTAAACATCATATCTTGTAGATGAACTTAATGTAGGTGTAAATGATTTTCTCATATCAACTGTTGTGATATTTGAAAGTATAGAAGTGTCAACATCATCTATTAAACCTGTTAGTTTTGAATATCTAAACACAGCATCAAATTTTTGTAAAGTGTTTGTATTGTAATTTGTAATCGCACTTATAATTTCTGATTTTAAAGTATCTGCTGTTTTTGTTGTTGATTTTTTATCATACTTAGCATTTACTGTTAATAATAAAGATGTAGTTTCTGGATCAACAATCTCTGGTCTTACTGACGCCACATTATATGGTTGTAAAGATGTAACAATATTATTTTTAGTTGCGTTTGTTAAAGTTGAACCTGACGCCGCTTTAATAGCAATTTTTACAACACCATAAACTGGAGTTTCATCATCTTCACCACCCCAAGCACTTACTGATAAAGCATTTGGATAAATTGATTTTACAATTGTTTCGTAATCTGTTGTAGTTACAGCACGATCTTGTGCTGTGTATTGTAATGGTGCATTGAATCTAATTGACTCTTTTGATTCAGCTTCTGCACCACCTTGTGCTGATGAATTAGTTGTAATTGAAACATTTGTAAAACTATCTATAGAACCAGACAAAGCAAAAGTTGAAGCACCGTTTGCCTCAGACTTATTTGTAACAACGTATTCTAAAATTACAATGTTACCATCTGATAAGTTTTGTCCTATAACACCGTCGCCAAAATAGACTTCAAACTTACCTGATTCAGTTTCTTGTAAGAAATATGCCTTTGATGTTGATGTTAAACTTTTTAAACCACTTGCAAGTGTGTAAGTTGTGATTGAGGTATCAACTGAAGAATTTTGAACAGTAACTTTTAATGTAGATGTATCAGCATTGGCACTTGGTATAATAAATTTTTGATCTACGTCTGTACTATCTACTGTATAACGATAAGTTACTAAAGTACCCTCATATATATTTACATTTGAAAAATTGTAAACACCATCTGACGGTGAAATAGTTACATCTTCGTTTGTAACAAATTGATATGATATACCATCTACTGAAGTTGTAAATGATGTTCCTTTATCCATTGTAATAGAAGCACCAGTAGCATTATTAACTTGTATATCAATATTTGCAATTGGAGCTCTAGGTGATGATGGTGTGTAACCTAACATCTTTGCTAATGAAACAATATTTTTTCTTATGTCAGCACTATCCAAATATAATTCATTTGCTAACATATTAGCATTGAATCCTAAATAGTGTGTATTGTAAGCAAGTGTATCTAATAAAACAGCAAAACCAGAACCTTCAAAATTATAATCTGAAAATTCTGTTTGATCTTGTAAGAATGCTTTTAAGTTTAATTTTATATTATCAAAATCAAAATCTGAAACTACTAATTTATTACTTGCCATTTTATCTTAATCTTTCTAAAAATGTTTCTACTGTTACTGGATCAGGTATACCAATTACATAAAACATAATTCTTAAATGATAATTGTTTCTATCAATATCAGGATTTGCTAAAATTTGAACTAAATTTATTCTTGGTTCAAAATTTAATAAAACTTCTTCTACTTTTCTTTTTAAATTAATAGCAGTCAAAGGTGTTATTGGTTCAAATAGTAAATCTCTAACACCACTACCAATTTCAGGATGAAAAGGTCTTTCATAATGTCTTGTGTTAATCAAATTTCTAACACTTCTTTTAACTGCCTCAACATCTGTTAATTTGTTGACATCATTAGTTACTGTATTACGACCAAAATCTAAATCTAAATCTTTATAGATTCTATTTGTTCTTTTAGAATTATTGGTATTACTAGCATCATAGTTTGGCATAACAGTAATATTTATACGTTAACCTGCAAAAACATTTGAAGAACCTGTAGCTGCGTGACCACAAGTTGCTGTATCTCCTGCAACATTGATAACTATACTATTTACTCTTACAGTTTGCGAATTATTATTTGCCTGAAGTGTAGGCGCACAATGAATAGGCACTAGAGGACAAGGAGGATGAGCCGCAACACTATCTCCTAGTCTTGCAACTGACTTTCCGTTGACTTTTACATTTTCTGAACCACTTGTAATTGTGCCACTTGCATTATCATCATCTTTTCTACTAATACCAGGCATTTATTTACCTTGTTTGTTGTAAATTTTAAATGAACGTTTTTTGTGTTTGTTCATTGAACTCTTTTTTACGTTACTTCTATTACCTTGTGATGTTTTTTTAGGTATTCTTTCGTGTTTTATCTGTTCTTTTACTTTTGCCATTGATTTTTATGCTCCATTAAACGAATCATAGTCCATTGAGTCGTATTTTACTTCATTTTCATCAAAACTATCAGTTGAAACGTGTCGGCAATTACTACAACAAGTGATTTTGTACTTTTCATTAAATTCGTTAACAATTTCTTGCTCACATTTAATTCCACAATGGCAATTATGCCCACAATTCATACAATTTTGATTTTTTTCTACCATTTCACTATTTATCTCAAAAATTGCAACTTACTTGAGCGTGAGTCGTTCTATTATCAACCATATTTTTCAATTTTTTTTTTGAATCACCCGATTTTTTGTCTGATTCGCTTGATTCAGCACTTCCCAACTCAACTTTTGGCAAAAATTTGCAATTTTGCACGTTTTTTGAGCAAGAAAGAAGAACAAAACAAGAACAAATCACTAAAAAAGTGAAATTTTTAAGGTTTTTTTGTCATTTTCGGGATTATTTAGTTGACATTTGGGTATTTTTCCTATAATATGGACGTATATGATGACAAAAACACAAAAAACAAACAATTTAACTAT